TTATTGATCGACTGTAACGATCAATTCAGCATCCGGCGCAATCGGCCACTCAATATCTGTAGCGCTCACATCAACGCGACTCAGTAGCACCGCGTATTTTTGCCACTCTGCCAGCGCGGCTTTCTCGTCATCTGTTGCCATGCCCAGATTGACGGCATACGTCAGTTCGTTGATGCGTGCTGCGGCTACGGCCTTACGTGATGCCAGCTCTTGCTGTGCGGCATTGAGTTCAGCAGCGGCTTGCGCGGCTTTGTCGATCACCCACTTTTTCCCGTTCCACTTATCAAACTCTGACGCAGGTTTCAGCAGCGTGACATCGTCCGGCAGTTCGCCGAACTGGCTAACCGTCTGCGCCTGCCGTGTGTCCGTGCTATAAACCGTCTGGCCGCGATAGTCTGGCACCTGCTCCCATGATTTGCCGTCATCGCTGCGGCGCAGTGCCTGACCGACAGGCGGCAATTGGGGCTCGTCTGCGTAGCTGTCAGCAGGCAGGCCAACACCTTGCATGACATATTCATAGCTGGCGCTCTGATATTCCCGCGTCGTCGGGTTCACGTGATAAACGGTAATCCATCCTGCATTGATTGCCAGTCCGTTTTCGTTCAGTGCTGCGGCTTTAATTTGTGTTGAATAGTTGCTCATTATGCTGCTCTCACGATGTAGTTAAAGGCGATATTGCGGGGACGGTTTTCAGATGCTGTAGGGACGACTTTTGAGGCATCAAATATTATTTCAGCAGAGTCAGCGGCTGAGCCGCTATTTGATCCCCTCCTGTCACCCGTTGTAAATAATTTTTGGTCAACAGCGACACCATTTCCGCCTGGGTTGAATGTTCCAGTGATGTTTCTGATAGCATCACCCTGAGCTGACAAAAGCGCACGGCCAGCATCAGCGCCGCGCCCGTCATCCCAACCGCGTACGAACTCGCCGCGCAAATCAGGTAGGGCGCCGGACGGATAGCGTGACGCAAGAGCCGGATAAAGGGTTTTATCGAATGACTGACCGTTGCATTTCAGCCAGCCTGAAGGCGCGACGGCACCGGGATATAACTGCGGCATTCCTGCTATATCATTAGCCGTAACAGGATTTTGCAGATTTCCAGAATGCCACATGTTTACGGGAGCTAGCCATCCGGCAGGAACCCGCTTTCTTATCACGATTCCTGCGTAATCTGCTGATGTCATACCTCTGTCTTCAATCATGAGACTGTAGCCGACTCCATCCCCAACACCTGAGCGATGTTTGACATTTATGTACGTATGCCACGAGCCACCGTCATCGCTGATTGATGCTGACCCTGCTGAGTTGTTGCCGTATGCGTCCAGTTCATCGAGAAACGTTGCTAGCGTTCGGGCACCTTGATAATTTGGCCCGTTTGCAAAAGACCCGGTGCTTTTTCCCGAACCGCCTTTACTGGCTTCTAACGGAAATTTTAATGAGTTGGAATCCCAAAACGGGATCCAGCCAGAGTCCACATCTGGCCTGATATTAATAAACTGCATCCCCTCTGCTGCGACTGAGCTGAGTGCTAACACGCATCGTGTGTTGTCGTCCCACTTCGTCACTAAAAAAGTCCACGCTGCTGTGGAAGGTGCTCGTACTGTGTTCGCTGAGCATCTGTACCACCCATTTACTGCCGAACGTAACTGAACAACAACATCAGTTGTGTTAAAACCTATGCAGCGCGAACCTAGGCCGAATGGCCCCTCGCCATTATCCGCCATGAGTAATATTCTATTCGCGGTCGCGTCTAACGCTGACGCCTGCTTAACCAACTCAACACTTTCACGAAACTTTGATTTATTGGGGATATCCGCGCCGTTCTGGTCTTTTGCTAACGCACCAATAGCAGAGGCACTCAACGCAATATCAGCAGAACCATCAAACGCAATGCCAGCAATTTTTCGGGCTGTCGCTAGTTTTGTCGCTGCTGCTGCCGTTCCGGCAACTGGCAACGCCCCCACATCAGCAGCAGTGAGCGTGATATCAGCAGAAAGAGCTTTGTTATTAACCTTACGTGTTGACGGCACACGACCATTCATATTCACGTTTGTCGCAAACGTCGCTTTTAATGCTGCTAATAGTTGATCGGTTTTATTGGGGTCAATAGCAATACCGGCATCAGCTAATACAGAAATAATCTCGGCTTGCGAATTCCTGATTGCCGCTTGCACGTCATTCATAAATTTCGCGGTGACAATCGTTCCCAGCTCACCCGTCAGCGGGTTGCCGTCGTGAAATGCATTATCCGGCGTGTTCACCGGGGGCATTAGGTTTTGCATAATCAACTTTCCTGATACGAGAAATAACAAAATGTGTGGGCGGGTTTCAGGTCATTGAATACCGACTCAATCACCGTGTCGCCGAATGACAGCAGACGTTCGCCAACGGCAGACAGCCCAGTCCTGAATTGATATTTTTTGACCTGCGAGCCGGTGACATTAACGCGCCATGCCCAGAGAACGTCGTGATGCATGATTTGTTCACCGCAGCGGCTTACACCGGTGCGAAACGGCCGTAACTCATCAATTGTTATCGTGTAGCCGAGGCGTGATGCCAGGCGCGTAAAGTATGGAATACTCAGCCCGCCTGTTTCGGCGAGCTTTATCAGTACATTACCGAGCCGCTGCTGATAGCTGCTATCGATGGGCGGTGTAATAGCCAGGACACGCTCCCAGTCAGCCAACAGGCTTTGTGCAGCAACCGGCGTAATACCACCGAGTACGCGGTTAGCCAGCAGCCTGGCTGCGTCCAGCGAGTTCCCTTCGGTCTCCAACTCTGCGGCAATAGCAGGCTGCGTCGCATCATATGAGACAGGCGGCAATAACAGGCCGAGTAATGTTTTTGACTCACTCATAGCAGCGATACCGCAATATTGGCAATTCGCAGCCACTCAACTTTATTTTCATCTGCGGCCGGATAGATATTGGCGGCCGGGGAAATAATATTGCGATCAGTTACGCCGGATAATTGCGAAATAATCATTTCGGCCTGACTACGAATAAACGGCTCGCCGGGTGCCAGCGTATTGATATAATCCGTCAGCGCATTAGTAATTGACGTTGTTGCTTCAATCAATGTCACGCCAGACAGTGAGACTTTCACGTCAATATCGATATTCTTGATTGTCGGGCCGATTATCATCGTGTTCTTTGCCGTGACCGGGCGGACATCATCAATGTACGTTTGCACAGCGCTAATGATTTCATCGCTCGGCAAACCGTTTGCCGACGTGATAACTACGTCAACCGTTCCCAGACCACGCCGGAGCGGGTAGACATACGCAGAGGTGACGCCGGTGATACTCAGCGCCCAGCGTTTGTAATCGTACTTATTCCCGCCCGCAGGGGGGCGGCGGATCAGCTCAAGCAGCCGTGCCAGCATTTCAGCGTCAGTCTCTTTGTCCGTTCCGCCCCCCATCAGACCAATGCTCACCGTGCTGTCATAGCCATCCGGTGCACTGGAGAACGTGCCAGACATCACAGCGGTTGTGTTGCCCGCCGCGCCCGATGCGGAGGCAATGACAGGAATGAGCGCTTTGCCATCTGCACCCACGGTGCCAGTCGCAGTCGTAGTGAATGACAGGCTTCCGCGATTGATAATCTGCCCAACAGGACAAACCGCGCCGACTTCGCCAGTTGCCGTAATTTCACCTGTTGCCGTTGTGGCCGCTTTACGTGAAATATCACGTAACCGGCAGTGCATTTCGAGAAATTCAGTGTCGGCGGTGTCAGGGAATATCTGGCGAACTATCCAGCCTTGATGCTGATAAATGCCGGTCACAGCACTTGCTACGGACGATGCACGGACATAAAAATCACTGTCAGCGCTAATATCTGCATCCGGGCGCAGGTTTTGCAGGTCACGCAATAGACGGCTGCGGGTTTCATCAAATGAAGGGGTAATATGCGGCATCAGCTCACCCTAACCGGATGTCTAAAGGTTTGTGTTTGCTGTGCAGCCGTGGTGACCTCAACCAGCAACACAGCCCAACCCGGCTCACCCGCAGAGACAGAAACGGAAATAGCAGACGCCCGGCCATCGTCAACAATCGGCTGCAATGCTTCGGCGGCGTATTGCTGCGCCAGCTTATGCACCCGCGCAACGTCTTTTTCGCGCGCCAACAGATGCAGCTTTGAACCTAACGACGGGTCGGCCCAGTACGAGCCTAGCGGCGTCATCAGACGCAGATAAACGGCATTGGCTAATGTCGTTGTCGTCGTTCCGGTGTAATCGCCGGTTGTCGGGTTCAGTAAATTATCCATGCCGCCAGAATGGCAGCATGGGAGGCAATCAATAAGAGGAAGGGGTTCAGTGGGTTGTTATGGAATGGCGGGGCCGGTCGTGCCGCCAGAATCGCCAGGATGTTTGTGGCCGTTGAGCGCAATATTGCCCGCAGTGACGTTCCCGCTGGTCTGATAGTCGCCTTGTGTTTGCGTGACGTTACCTTCAAACGATGCACCCGCACCGCCTTTAATCGCCATGCCACCGTTGCCGGTGATTTTGCCCTGCGCGGTAACGTGCTCGCTGGCCGTCACCATCGGGGTATTAAAATCCGCGTTTTCCTCTGCGTTGACAACAAATTGTTTGCAGTTGACGCGGAACTCGTCACAGTCCGTTTCTATCAGACGCCCACGCCTGAGCACAATCCTTGCGCCCTCATCGGTATAGAGCGCAACTTCGCCAGGCGTCAGCTCCTGAAGCCTGTAGGTCGCGTGCTCAGTTGCAATCACGACACTGTGCGACGTTTGGCCGCCAAGCGGGATAACAATAGCCATCGCGCCTGGCAGCGGATTTGACGTAAATCCGTAGTGCTGGAATAGCTCGCTGTCCTGCAATGATTCCCCGGCCAACCCTTTAGCCTGGAATGTTTGCAGCGGGCCAGTGCTATTTACACGCGTTAAACGTGTTCTAAACGCCAGCCTAATGCGGTTTAACGCCCCGTTAATGCGTCTTTCAATATCATGCCACATCGACAATTTGCAGCTCCTTTTTGCCCTTGCGTTTACGCTGTTTTTTCTTCTTCGGATAGGCATCAGGTATCCAGACGCCATCCTCTTTCAGTCTGAGTGTGGTGGTTGTACCGCCCGGACGTCCACCGCTGAACTCACGCCCCATAAGAAAGAAAACGCCGTCGATACCGTGGTACTCACTGATTATGTGAATGCGTTGCCCCGGCTCCCACAACACACCGTCCGAGGTTCTGTGGCCGTAAACAATGGCTGTAAGGCTGTAGCCGGATAGACGCGCATCAGACAGCGCTTTACGGGCGCGATAGTTGATTTGCTCTTGGTTGTCCGCGTCACCGATAACTAGCACCTGCGGCCTGTAGTAGTTAACTGTGGGGTCTTTAACTACCGTTTTCATGCCGTGCTGGCCCGTTTCTGCTGTGCCTGTGCTCAACTCAATATCGCTGTCGCCGCTACTGTCATCATCGATATCGATAATCGCCAAATCCTTTTTGCTGGATGAGTGCGCATGGCTTTGCGCTAATACCGTCAGCTCTGAAAACGATTTATCTATTGAGCTGGCATCAGAGAGCGACAGCACATTATTGCCTTTGCCGTCCAACCTCATGATGAGTGACGCGACAGGCTGTTTCGTGTAATCCGGGCCACCGATAACCAACGTTCCATCCGGCGCGAACCACGGCCACAGACCTCGACCGGCGCAGGCGCGTAACAGCATGTCCCACGCCCGTTCGCCAGGCTCCGCACTGATTTTATCGCTGCGGATAGCGCTCTCGGCCTCAATGCGGATTTTTGTGATGCCGAGCGGCCGGACGATCTGCGCGACAACGTCCTCCAGTCCGACCTGCCGTGCAGTGAGGATTGGCGCAGCACAGTCAACCAGGATAGCTGCACTGTCACGGCCAGATAGCGACAGCGTGACGCCACTACGGGCGACCGAGCGCTGCACGCTGTCAATGCGTCCCGTCATCACCGTATCGTCGCCGACTTTCACCAGTACCGGCGCACCGCGTACCACATCAGCAGGAAACGTACCATCTGGCAGGCCAAGACTGACACTCCACGCATCAGCGGGTATCAGAAAATCACTGTCAATCTGATAGCGTGACCAGTCCGTGTGCGCCTTGCCGTTGATAATAACGGACACCGCCGCGTTATCAGTCGCGGGGTTATTCTGCGTAGGCATTCAGCACATCCCCCACGTTAATGTTGTTCGCGTCGCGCAACTGCGGATTCAACCGTTGCAGTTCTGACGCACGTGAATAGTCGCCATACCAGCGATGCGCGACCAGGTGCAGATTACCGGGCGCAGTGACCGTGCGCGTCATTAGCTGCGGTTTCTCGTTGATAACCGCCTCAGCCAGCGCCTGAACCGTCAGCGCGATAGTTGCGAGCTGGTCGATAACCGGCTGATATGACAGACCTGTCGGCTGCGTGCTGCTGCTGATTTCACTCATTGCCGGTGCATACGCATCACGATTGATATCAATCGCGGTCTGTATCATCGTCCGGGTTTCATTAGTGATTTTCTCAATGTCGAGCGGGGTTAACACGGCCGTTAATGCTGGGTCACTGAGCAACGCGCCAGCTTCTTCTGCTGCCTCCATCGCTACCGCAACCGCGACAATCGCTGTTAACTCGACAATATCGCTTTCGACCAGTTGGGATGGCATATCAATCGGCGCATCGACACTGCCGGAGACTAACCCGGCAGGCATGGACTGGACGGATAACAGCGCAGCCTGCGTGCTTGCCCAATCTGCGATGATGACAGTCGGTGATGCTGCATAGTTCGCTGTAGCGATAGCTTGTTGCTCTGTATTTGATACCGATGGGACAGCGGCAGATGCTCCGCCGCCCACGTAAGCAGAATGCAACGAACTCTTTGATGCCCCCGTTTTGAGCGACAATGCAGAACGCAGATCGCCGAAAAACGTGCTTGGGAAATTGATAAAATCTGTCGTACCGCTGATAAACCCGCTGATATCGCTGCGAAATATCGTCACCATGTTTAATGCGCCGGTCGCCAGGCCACGCACTTTATTCATCATGGTTTTTGCCGTTCTCAGCGGCTTAGTAACATCGTCCAGCAGCGAACTGGCGCTGTCGATCAGCGACTGCGTCTGATTAAAAATTTCGTCGGCTTTTGAGAGCGGATAGTCTTTAACAAAGAACGGATTGCCGGTTTTTGACTGCACAAACTGAATGTCCAGCGTGCAGTAATTGACATTATCCGCATCGTGATTGACCTGAAACACCGCTGCCAACATGTTCGGCATCGCGCCAAAAATCGGATGTATCAGTTCCGCTGCACCCGGCTTGCGTAGAGCGTCCAGTAGCGACTGGAGGCGGGTTTCGTAATCGTCACCCCACACAACAGCCTGAATCTGTGAGCTGTGCGGTTTTAACCCCAAATCCTGAATGTCTGCGCCATCCAGGTTCGGGTATTCATGCTGTGCCATATCGCGTTGAGCGCTGTCACGCACGTTGATCACATCGAATTTCACGCCCCTAAACGAGGCGTCTTGTAATGAGTCTGCCCAAGCCATTATTGATATGCTCCGTTAGAGCCACGCGTGGCTTGCTGGCTGTTAACTTCGTTAACCGCCTCGGCAATGACACGACTATCCAGCTCGACCTTTGTATTTATCTGAATCGGCTGATTGTTTTGTGGTTGCTGCGGCAGCAGGTAGGACGGCACGCCCATTGTCGCAGGGTTAACGTCTGCGCCGATGGTGGTCGGCCTGGCCCACCATGTTTTAAGTTCATCGACAACATCCAGAAAACCGGGAACGGCGCGGCGGCTATCCTGAATGCGCTCAAGGTCGCTCGCGTATTCGTTTGCTTTGAGACGGGTTCGTGCTGCGGCATCACCGCGCTCGACTTGCACTAGCGGCGCATCTTCGGTGGCTTGATAGAGGGCAACAGGCGCGGCAACTCGACCCGCAATGCGACCCAAACCACCCAATCGACTCAATACACCTGGCATTTTTACTCCACCGGGAATACTGGGATTAACAGGCGGAGGATTGATACCACCTTTACCAGAAAGAAACCGCAACCCACCAAAGACCATCGCCGCCGCCGTCATTGTTTGGATGGCAGTAGTGGCACCAGAGAGTGCGACAGTTAAACCAGGATATTCGTTAGAATATCTGACCAGTTTATCTGATACATCACCGAGTGCTTTAGATAACCCATCGGTACTGTCAATTTGTGCAAAGTCAGCTGTATTTTTTAACTGCTGCACTTTGAAACCTTCAGTATCCGACATCAATGCAAAATTCAAATCACCCGCAGTTTCTCCAGACGGGAGACTGCGTTGCTCGTTAACCTCAGTGATAACGTTCTTTGCATACTCACGGTTACTGCGATACCCGATCAGTGCCATTAGAGCCTGCCGATCAGCGATGATCTGCCCAACAGCTGAACCCTCTAATATTTTTGCCTGGGATTCCATTATTTGGCGACGGTCACTACCGGATGACGAAGCCAGTTGCGCATCCAGTTTCTTGTATGCCGGGTTGCTGGCAACGACTTTATCAATAATGGCAACAAACGCATCCAGCGAATTCAATCCTTTTCCCTGCGCCGCTGAGAGACTGCCTGGCAAATCTATTCCCTTGCCTTTAATTTTGACATTGCTTGCAGCGTTCGCCGCATCCTGACTTGTAATTTTCCCCAGCAGGTTTACCACATTGTTCCCAGCTTCATCACTGGTGCCAGCTGTAATCTTTGCGGCCTGATTGACGCCAAGCAAAACAGCAAAGTCGTCCAGTCCTTTCATGCCGTTATTACTTGCAGCCGCTAACTGTTGTGGTAACCATTTAGCCATGTCTGACAACTCAAAACCGCCAGCTTGTCCGGCAGAAATCGCCATGTTCAGCGCTTTTTCCATATCTTTATCTTCGACACCAAACGTTTGTTTTAGTCGGATTGCTATCTGAGATAAATCCCTGGAACTGGCTCCGCTTGCCGTCGAATATTTTTGCAGCATTGGTAATAACGTTTTGGCTGACGTCATATCAACTTCACCAGACGCCAACATTTCATTTAACGTATCTGCCGCACCTTCTTTTGTTCCGCCTCCTACCTTGACGGAATTACGGATTAGCGAGTCGATTTCTTGCATACCCGCACGACGAGCATCAACAGTCTTCCTGTCTGAAAATGCTGTATTTGTCATATTCGCCAGCGTCTGTTCGTATGTCATCGCATTGCTAACCGGGCGGGTTAACATAGCAGCCCCCGCAGCTACACCGCCTGCTATAGCCATAGCCCCCGAACCTACCGCACTCAGCTTATCCATGCGGCTCATAGCCTGAGCTGTTCCGCTCAACTCCCCACGCAACCGACTGACCCTGTCGGTCATCGCACTGAACGCACGTGACTGCTCACTCGCAGACATCACGCCCATGCGGGTTAGGCGGCTGTATGCCGCAATCGTCTGCTGGATTTCACGCTGAATCTCACGCTCTGAGCGAATGCCGAGCGTAGAGCGGGCGCTGTTGGCTCGCTTGAACTCTTCACTCAATGCACGCGACGCCCGGATACCCTGAGAGCTGTTCTGCTGTTGCGACTTCGCCAAATCGTCACCGGCTTTTTCTGCGGCTTTCGTCTTTGCGACGGCGTCTTCGAGTGCCTTGCGCAGCACTTTTGAACCGTTGTCACGGGCTAATATCGTTAGTGCAAGTTGCAGACTGCGGGCCATTGCTTACTTTCTCCGTTTCTTTGTCGGGCGCTTTTGGCGTAGTGATTTCACTTTGCGGGAGGTGTTGCTGCTCCCGGCTGACGGCGCTTTTCTGCCGTTCAACCGGGCCAGAGCATCGATGTAGCCGTCCAGTTCGGCACGACTCATCGCTTCTATTTGCTGCTTTGTTATGCCGTAGCGGCCGAGGGCGAGGATAACGGTGCGGTATCCACCGAGGGCGGTCTCGACTGCATCAGCTTTTTTTTAACAGCTGACACCTGCGCATCGATGAGATCAAAATCCTCATCTGAAAGCTGATCTAACAGCAATTCAGTCGTGACTTTGTCACACTCAACACCGTCAAGCGTGAGCACACGCGCAAGGATACCGACGCGATAGTGCATACCTGCTGCTGCGCCGTCCGTTGTGCCTTTCTCATCCTGCGTTTCTTCAAGCGCAGCGATGGTGTCGCCAACCACCGGCAGACGAACAGAGAAAGTAAAGTGCCGCTGGCCGTCAAGTTCAACGCCGTGGATTAACATACCTTTTTCCATTTTCATTACTCCTCAACACGACGCAGTGCGGCAAACGTGATATCGCGCTTCGCTTCGTTATCAACAGTATATTGCGCACCCACCTGTGTACTGAAACAGTCCAGGAACGACACGCGCTTACCACCGCTGCCGCTAACCGGATACTGCGTAATTTTGACACCTTCCATGCCTTCCCAATCCAGGTCTCCATTCAGCGGGATGACGACAGACACGGTAACCTGGTACTCAGCAATACCGCGCGAGAAGCCTTTTGCGCGGCCAGTGCGATTCATCGTCTTGACCAGCTTGCGCCCGGTTTGTACATCCTCCTTTAGGTCAGTACATTCCAGTTCGACGCCGTTCACTTCCAGAACGATGGCCCCGACGTATTCTTCTAATGCCATGATTCAGCTCCTTACAGCAGCAGGTCGATGCGACCGGCAAAGATATGCAGACCGTTCACAATATCGGACGGGATGCGTCCATTGAGTCGGTTAACATCCTGAGAATCACGCTCAACAATCAGCGCGGCCTTGTTGGCGTCCACTTCCTCGATAATCTCCAACTCTTCGAGTTTGTAGAGCACGTCCAGCAGCTCACTGCGCACCCGGTCTGGCGTGCGGGAACTCAGCTTGTCACGCGGAAAACGCAGCGTGATGCGCTCGCGACAAGCTTTACGCACGTAATCCAACGTGCGGATAGTCGTGATATCAAGCAGCGAGACATCGTCTACGCCATCTGCGTTTTTGGTGTACGTGCTGATAGCACGGACGATTTGCACCTTATCGCCGGGGCCAATCTCAAACGGCGTCAGCCCGTTGTACAACGCATTTTCCTGTTCGTTACGACCAGGGCGTGCAGACAGCGCCGTCACATCCAGCGTGTTCATCGACAGCGTGTTCAGCGGTCGGGCGGGGTCTTCCTCGCTCGCGATAACCGCAGCATACGCGGCCGCAATCTGCGCCGGTGTTTTCACTGAGCCGTTATGCCAGCCGAGTGTGATACGCCCGCTGTTGATGCTGGCCGCCAGTGTCGAACCTGTCGAAAGTGACTTCGGCCAGCCAGCCACACCGATTGCACCGCGCTGCTCCAGCGGGCCACCGACGCTATCCAGATGCGTGCGCAGAGCGATTAACGCAGCCTGTGTCGCATACGGACTGACAATAATGTCGTGACCGGCGGCGAACACAGCAGCCAGGGCAGGTGCGATATCAGGATCAACATCACCGCCGGTCATCGACGTTGCCGCCACTGTTAGACCCGTCGCGGTTGACGCGATGCGCAGCGTAATGTCATTGCCTGCTACGCCTTTATTTTTAGCCGTCAACGTGACGACGCCAGCAGCAACAGCGGCTGTGACCGGTAGTGCAGTTTTCTGCCCGATAGAGGTATTTAACGCAGCGGCAACGGTCGCAGCGGTATCATCAGCAGACACAGCAACATCAACACGCGTTGCACCAACAAACGCGCTCACCGTACCAGACGCTGTCGCCGTTCCGGTTAGTGTCAGCGTCCCTGTTGCGGCTGTTGCTGCTCCCGCATCGCTGACGCCGATAACCTGCAACTGCAAATAGCTGTTACAGCCAATGGCTTCCGCCGCCATCAGGTGTGCCATTGAACCGCGCCCGAACAGCGTTGCGGCCTCTTCATCAGAGAACACGTTAACTGCATTGAGCGGTGTTGCCGTGCCGCTGCTAAGCATTTGTGCGACAAGCACGACCTTTTGCTGGTTGCTCGGCAACGTGCGCACTGCGAGCCTTGTGTTGAACTCAAAATATTTACCCGGCTTGCGGATGCTACTGCCGATTTCGTAAAACTCGACGTTAGGACTCGCCACGGCTCACCTCCTCAGATTTGCCTTTCTTTGCTGCTACCACGTCGCCAGTAACAACTACCAGATCGCCGGTGTTTAACTGCCGCTGGTAGTACGCCGTCAGCTCTACCTCGACCGCTGTCTCATTAGTGATGTAACGGCGACCGTTATATTCACGCGGCACCTGAACACCCGGAGCCGCCTTAACTTTGATTTTCATGATGAATAATGTCCTCAGCATCTTGCGACGCCGGTGTTTGCGGAATGTCATAACTCAAATGGGTGCGCAGCCAGTCTGGATCTGCGGGACTGGTGACACCGTGATAGCCGGTAAACACACTGTCCGGGTGGAACGGCGCAGCCCCTTCCAGCGGGTATTTGCCGTTTTCTAGCGCAGACTCCATCCACACAGTGTCGAATTCACACGCAAAGACCGACAGCGCTTGACTCTCCAGTTTTGTGTTGAACAGCGGTCGCACCCGGCCAGGCATCAGAGAGTTGATTTTTAGACCGGATTCGGCCAAATCCTGCCCGGATAGCAACCGACGCACAGCCTCGACCATGCGATATGTGCCAACTTCGTCAAGCCGTGCGCCGCCGTGGCGCGTAGCTTCTTCACTGCGCACACTTCGCTCCCCGACAATCACCACAAAACGCCCGGTGGTTTTGTACTTCCGTTTACCAATATTGGCGTTTTGCGTGTTCTGGATGCCGCCGAACGTCACCCAGACAGCTGGCATTGCACGAGCAACCTCTGCGGGTTCGCCGTCCAGTTCACCACCGTACGAACACACATTTGCAGCCATGCGGCCCAGCCCTTTGCTCAGCCGGTCAATCATTGCCAGCTCAATATCCCGGATAATCAAAATGCACCTCCTCCGGTAGAACTCCTGTCGAATGCGCGACCAGACGACTGAAAACGCGCACCGGAGCTGGTCTGCTGAACGACCTGGCCGTCTGGCATTTTGCCTAACGTGATCCGGCCATCAGCAACGCGTTCCAGATAACGAATGGCATCTTCATAGCGCAGACGAATTCCCTCGGTCATCTGCGTACCCGACCCACACAGCAGATAGCGGGCAATATCACAGCAGCGGCCGACCAGAATCCGGGGCGTATCCGACCAGGGAACGGGATAACGACCAGCCAGATAGCTGTCTATTTCTGCACTGGCGCGATCTAACGCGCCAGACAGCACTTCGTCATCAATATCCCTGGTGAAATTACGGTCGGTGAGCGAGACACACTCCTTCTCACCGAACGCCATCACCATGTCGGCGCGGGTCGCGTACATTATTTTTTCGCCTTCGTTGCGTCAGCCGCCACCAGCTGAGCCTGGAGCGCATCACGTTCGTCGGTCAGCACCATATTGTTTTCCCGCAGGGCATCACGCTCTGCTGACACTGTTTCAACCGCTACATTAGCGGACGCAATATCACGCTCCAGATCTGCTACGCGGGTTTTGAGCGAGTCACGCTCGCCAACCAACACCGCCGAGGCTTTTTCCGCCGCTTTCAGTTTTTCCAGCGCATCAGACAGTTGTTTAGCCGTGTCACTGCTTTTTTCTGCATTAGCGGTGACGCGAACGACGATCAACTGCGGTTCGCTTTCCAGCACTGTTAACTGTGCAGCAGTGAAATGGTCATCAGGATAGGTCTGGGTTTTTGCGCTATGCGCCATCCCGCAGCGTCGAAATCCTTCGCTGCGGGCAGTAATTTGAACCGGCATTATGCGTCCTCCCCGGTTGAGCCATAGGCCATCTGCCAGAACGCGTAACCACCGTTGGCACGGGCTTCTGCACCAAAGCGGTATTTCTTACGCATAAAGACGTTGTCGTTGCTGTAGTCCGTCTGTTCAACGAAATCCGGTTTTTTGCGCTCTTGGTAAATAATCGGTTTAACCGGCCTGCTGGTATCGAACAGGAACCACTCGGTATCGGTTTTCAGTTCGGGAACGACCAGCACTTCAGCTGTGCCCTTGTACGGGTTCGGCGTGTTATCCGGGAAGCGGTCAGCCGTCATCAGATAGTTGGCCTCGTCTTCCAGCGTGGGCGGGACAACCAACAGGCCAGGCAGGATTTTTAGCGATGCACCTTCTTCATCTTTCATATTACGCAGGGTTTTACGACCCAGACCGTAGCTGCCTTGTGCGGCAGCCAAACTGGCAGCAGACAGCTTTTTCGTGCCTTTATTCGATACAGACAGCCCTCTAACAGGGTGATCGGTATCAAAAAACGGCTGGCCGTCATAACACAGGTTCGTAAAACCATCACTGACCAGCGCAAACACGATATCAGCGGGAAGTTCTGCGGCAGACTGGCCCGCAGTCTTAGCTTGAATGGCGTAGCCCATCAGTTGTTCGTCTTCGATATCATTGCGCTCAACCTCGACCGTGGCCTCCCAGTCCTTGTTGCGGATGGTGTAATTAAACGCGGCCAGCGATTTGATGACCTTGTCGCCGACCCACTCGCGCATTTTCGGAAATCGGGACAGCCAGGAATAATCGTTTTCTTTGCCGGTAGATGGCACAACCATCGCGACCTTTTTCCAGTCAGACGGCGTTTGAGTAAACGCATTCTGAAACGTAGTTTTCAGGTTAACGAAAATCGCTTTAACAACTTTTGCATTCACTAACACGGTGTTTCTCCTTAAATCAGAACCCACACGCCGTCGCTGCCGACTGCATGAACTTTCCCCGCCACCGGGCGGGCATTGGTATTGCTGGTTTTGGCGACGGTCTGACTGTCCACTACATAGCAGTCCTTGCCGACATCAGCCTGCGTTACCGCGTCGGCGGCATGGTTGACGAACTGCCACGCACGACCACGAGCAACTAGCGCATCAGCGCTGCCGTTCGCACCTACGCTGTTATCTACCCAGCCGTCACTGACGCCGAGTGTGATCTGCCCGGCCGTCGCCGTCGCGGGAACGGCATAACCGGCTGCGTTAGCGGCAATAATGTGGCCGCCAAAGATTTCAGTTGATGCGGCAACTGGGACGGGGAACAGCAGCCCGTCCCGCTGCGGCGTATTGCGATCACTCATTGCTTTCTCCTTTTAAAAACTTCGCGACATCACCTGGTTCAACACCCATCATGTTGCAGAGGGCGACGTCTACGACATCGTCGTCATTGTCGGTTTCGGTTTTGGGCTTAAGGCCTGCGGGCGGTTGCCCACCAGTTTGTGTCGTGGTCAGTGCCGCGATTTTTGGCGCATTAGTCAGAAACGTTTTCAGGCTGTCCGGGGAGGATTTAGCCAGGGATTCCGCCCAGCCTTTTTGCGCCGGTAACAAACGGCCGTCAGACAAGGCTACGGTGATCAGCTCTGCACATTGCTGCTGTGCAAGCGCTGCCGTGTTGTTATTCGCGGTTGCCAACGCCTCAGTGACGGATTGCTGCATCACATCGACAGAAACCCACTTAGCCGGGTCGGGATTAGCGACCTGCGCGGTCAGCGCAACAACGCTGGCGGCATCCGCTGTGAGCTTTTCAATCAGATTGAAGGGATTAGCAGACAGCGTGTTAAATGATGCTGCCGCTGTGCCTGCGGTTGCCGATGCCAGTTGATCAATCAACTTGTTCAGCTCGGCGGTAATGTCTTCTGCTGTTGCTGTGATGGGTAAATTCAGCATCCATCTCAGACGCTCTAATAATTCGTCCATAGTGTCCTCTTGGGTTGATGATGCGCTTGAAAGGAATGAAGCTGCGGCCAACATGACCTCATCCATTCCGTCCAGTGCGGGGGTATTCGTGAGCGCCGCGTGCAAGAGCTGCAAGACGCGACCTGATTTGTCGTAAGAAAAAACCGGGGAAATAAAGCGGTATGAGCCGTCGGCAATCATCGCTGCGGCGCTGTCTGTCCAAATCACATCGACGGCAAACAAGCCGACGCCTTCGCGCCATTCCAGCTTTTTGAACCATCCGGAGGCTGGGGCGGGCTTGCCGTTCTTTGCTGCACGTAGGGTCTGGTGTTCGTAATCGATGACATACGGGGTCAGTTGCGCGTCAGCGGCGGCGATCAATGCCTGCGCGACCTCGGCCGTCATAATCCATGCGGGGCATTCGGTAGGACGGCCATCTCGCGCCCGGAATTCACCAGCCGGAAACAACTGGATAACGCCGAGGGAGGCTTTATTGATTTCTGCTGCCAGAGCAGCGACGAGTAATTTCTTTTTCATGCCGCCAGAATGGCAGCACGTAAATCAACGAATAAGAGGAAGGGGTTCAGTGGGTAACAATGGGGAGAAATGACGCGTTTTTATCTTGCCACTCAAATCACGCCTACGGCAACCGATATGACCGCGTTTAAACCCCGTTTAAATCGCGTTGTAAGCCCCTTAACTGAGTAAGGGGCGGTAATGGTATGGAAAACATCAAGAAATCACGTCAGTGCGGTTTTACGCACGCCAATATTAACCGACGTGAAACTTGGTATGTGCAGCGTCTGAGACAGACAGGAACAATCGTTCGAGCTTACCAGGTGCAATCGAGGTAATAATGGTGGTGATTACTTCTTGAAACGCATCTTTTTCTTTAGCGATTTCTTTGAGCAAGGTTGTATCACTACTATCGAATGTGATTTTCTTTTGCCCTGCGTAGAAGTTATACGGCAGCGCATCTTCTTCGATATTTGTGTCTCTGGTATAGCCTTTAGCTTCAATAGCTTTTTCGATTTTCTTATAAACACTTTTATCATCGAAAGTGTTTGTTAGATCAAAAGTTACATAGTAAAGCAGCGTCACTTCTTGTGGTTCCGGTTTATTACTACCATCAAGAACATCGCGTAGTATGCCCATAGTTAACTCCATTAAGTATATTAATCATGAACCCAGCACACGCTGTAAATAGTCATGTGCAGTGTTCTCCATTCCCTCGACATCCGATTCAGTAAGATGCAGAAACGGACGCGCGGGCATGGTGATTTTATACTCGCCCATCGTGTTCCACCGAGAAGAATCTGACTCGGATTTTTTCACGAACCGATTACCAACACGGCCATCCGCATTCTTTTTGTAGTAAGCCCGCTGGCTCCGGGCTGGTATGTTGATCGTCCCTCCCTCCTGGTGAATACGCGCATAGACAACGTTAGTTCCGACGGTGGCACTATCATTGTCGCTGTACTCACTGATACTCGCCGCCAGTCGCCCGGATTTTTGCAGTATTTTTCCGCCCTGGCGTTTTTTTGCATAGCGAGGACTCCAACCGGCCCAGGCGGGGCGACCCTGCTGCGCGAAATTCTCTTCGACAGCATCATGCATCGCGGCGGCCATTTCACGCATCAGTGGCTGCCTGTGTTCCAGGCGGCTAATCAGCTCACCCAGCCCACGTTCAAAATCGGTAATGTCATATTTGATCTCGTAGCTATTACTCACTCCAACTCTCCCCACAGCAATTCGGTATGTTCCAATTCATTGGACAGGTGAACTGAGTCGATCACCAGACGTTTACTGCCGCTCGCTGACCAGACAGCATTAATACTCAGTGCGGTGTTTTCGGCCAACGTTGGAATGCTGATAACGTAGGTTAATGCAGCGTCCGCTTTCTGCGTGTTATTGTTATAGAGAATGGCTTTAGGGTTGAGGATAAACTCCGGCAGACGTTGCCACAGCGATTCGGGAAGCTGTGCGTCCTTGCTGTCTCTAATCGCGTGCAGCAGGTTTTCATCTGTCAACGTGATAACAGATGACTCAACGGCGACGCCTTTCTCTGCCAGACGGTCAACCACTTGAGGCGGTAGTGCGCCGACGTGCCGGAGCTGGCCGCGCGCCTGTTTGCTCAGCAATGTGTTATTAACAAACGCATTAACGTCCGTTGAAACGGCTTTTAACAGCGTTTCATTGCCCATTGTTTGACGAACGGCCAACGCGGCCAACTGCGGATCAGCGACGGCGGAACGCTCAAGCAGCCTCTGACCGAGCGATGCAAGATAACCCTGGCCGGGATTGTGACCAAAACCAGCATCCGGCGTATACAGTTGACCGTTCCACTTAATGGCATTTACCGTCCGCGAGTCATCCGGCCCCCATGCCTGCTCAACTTCGACAATCTCACTGTGCTGGACGGTGGCTTTCAGGCGATCAACATCAGCCTGGGTACGTGCGCGGATACGGCAGCGACACCCATAACCATCTGGTGGGTACATAAACTGCCAGACAGGGTCGTCATAGCGGGCGATGTAGCCATGCAGTGCGGCATGGCTGGGGCGAATATGCGAATCCATTACACCGATTCGCTCCCAGTACGGGCGAAATTCCGCGTTAGCGAGCTGCTCTTCGTAACGTCCTGCGCTGTAGGCCGCCTGCATATTCGTCTCAAAAATGGTTTTCAGACGGCGCGGCGTGAGCTTTTTCCCTTCGAGCACGCCATCCTCATCGGCTTTCAGTCCCTTACCGAGCCAGCCTTTTTGCTCCAGAACGGGCGTTAATCGACGCCGGAACTGTTCCAGAGTTTCGCCATTCTTCAGCGCTGCATCCAATCCACCACGGATATCAGCTAACACATCCTGTTTGAGAACACCTGCAACGGTGAATGCGGTGGCATGAGCGCGAGCTTCAACGTCATGCCAGTTAAAGCCGATGGTATAGCCTTTCGACTCAAAATACCTGATCGCCTCTTCGGGTTTCAGACCGATAGCGTAGCCGAGGTTGACATCGTTAGGCGTCGGCATTCAGTCGCCCCCACACGTCCGCAACAAATAATGCCTGTGAAAGCAACTGCTGGAGCTGCGCATCATCGAGCGCCGGATAGCTGGCCGCGATGATATCGAGTGCATCGTCCGGCGTCTGGCCTTGCCGTAACGCAGTGACCAGCGGTGCAATCAGCGCCTGCATTGCATCGTTAATCGCCTCCGGCGTCGAGCGTGCACTATCGAGTGCAGATTGTGCCGGGTCGCTGATTTCACCAGGTGCGGTACTTAACGCCGCAAACCCGCGATAAGGTGAAGTTGATAATCCCGTCAGTGACGGACGCGGGGCAGCTTCAAGCACAGGCTCGTTATTCTGCGGGACGGGAATGCCAACTTTCTTGTGTACCCAGGAAAGCGGAATAGTCTTCATCCCGGCCTGAACCAGCGTCGATACGCCCGTCGAGAACGTGCCGATATCTTCCAGCTCGCTGGTATCAAAAACGAACTTAGGCAAGCGGCGGCGGCTCACCTGATAGCCATTGATGGACAGCAGCATCTGGATCATGTTCGAGAAAAAGCCGCGTAGCTGTTTCGCGTCAGCAACCAGGATATCGTTACGCACATCGTTGTGAACGTTACCCAGGGCATTCGTTGAGGTTTTGCCGTCCGCTTGGCTGGTCAGCGTTCCGCCGAGCACAGCTTTCGATACGGTACGCTCGCACCAGTCAATCATCGCCATAAACGGGTCTGATTGCCCCTCTGCGGCGGCTTCAAATGAGATTTCGCTACCGGCTGGGATGATACCTGCGGCGTTATGGCCGAGCGTCACCAGGGCATGTAGCAGCGCGTCTTTCTGTTGGTCAGACGACCCTTCCATGTATTTCCCGACACGCGCCGGCAGGCCGTAAATCTCCAGAAATTCCGCGAAATCTCGCACGGAATAATTTTTAAACAGATAGGGCCAGACCAGCACGCGGTATAATCCAGACTGAGCAATGTAGCCCGCTTTAGCGTTATGGGTATGAACCAGCCAACCGAACGGCCACAGCTCCGAACCGTTCATGCTACCGTCAGACAGGCGCACAGTGTCGTCAATCTCCGGGTTAGTGCAGAACCAGCGATGCGGGCGCAACTTGATTTGCGCGGGGAGCCAGATGTTTTCCTCAAACTCCCACCGTTCTATTTCCTGCGCTGAAAATCCGTGGCCGATGGCCTCCGCCGCATTGAGGATAATATCTTCAAAATCGGGAATATCATCCATCCATTCTGCGACCATCGCCGCCAGATTTTTCTCTTCGGCGGTCGCATTACGCGGCGGTTCGATACTCCAGTCCAGCCCCAGTAGCGCGTTTTTACGCTTCGCCATCTCAGAGAATATATGACCATCTTTCTCGACCATGTCTTCAAACAGGTCGGCCTGTGCTGCCAGATCGCCACGCTCTGCGGCCTCCAGTATACGCGGCAAGCGGCGTATGGTCAGGCCGCGCGAGGGATGCTCTGGAAAATGCCGGGTTATTTGCGCCACACGCGCTGTCTGCGGGGATTTAAGTACCTCGCGGTTAAGCGGACGACCGTATTGATCAAGAATCTGAGCCATAAACTACCAACCTCCTGAACCGAATCTACTGCCCCGGTCATCAGAATTACGGCGGGGTACAGCGGTAAATGAAAATGAGCCAAATCCAGACACAGCCAACGCCCACAACATATGTAACGCGTCAGGGCCATCGTCATGGTCAGCCATAGGGAAATGCCGCAACTGATCAATCAGCGTGGATTGGCTCGGATGCAATCGAATTAATCCGTTTGCCATGTGCGGCTGCAAAGACTCGATGCGAAGAAGTTTATCGCTGTGCGGCTGGACGGCACGCGCCGGAACAGGGATACCCGCAGCCGCGCTACGCTTCACCAGCTCGGTGCGCATGAACTCCTGAAACTGGACGGACTCAATCGCCCATACCAGACAGCGATAAACTTTCTGAAACTCGACGATATCGGAAATAATTTTGTCAGGAACGCGCCTGCGGATAGACGCTTCTACAACATCCAAAATGCCGGTATGGCGATTAAAGCCGCCGACAAGAATTGCCGCCGGATCACGTTTTTTCCCATTCAGTCCAAGACTGGGGTCGCAGGAACCAAAGAAAAGCCAATCATTGAGTCGGTTTACCCAAAAATTTATGCAGTGAGCAAACGGTGCATCTTCACCGCTCACGGGGTCATTTTGGTACTCGGAATCAAATGTACTGTGACCATCACGCGCACGGATCAACATCAACGCCAGAATCGGACGAGCTGACCAGGAGACAATCGCGCCCTCATCCATTTCGGACTTGTGGTTTTGGTAAAAGGCGTTCGCCATCCATTCGCCGTTGTTGTCGTTGTTGCGGAGAATTTCCTCCCACTCTTCCCAGATAGACATATTGACCGGCCACTGGATAATCGCCTTAAAGCGTGCTGCTCTCCACAGCGGGTTTTTCAGGGTGCGGGACAGGACGGAATCGTAATGCAGGATGGTGCCAATATAGATAACGTCAAACTTAGCCCCCGCGCCACCAAGTGGAAGAATGGTCTTTTTCAGCCAGTTATCCAGCTTGTCGCGTTGCTCCGGACTGCGTACCTGCTCGTCGTTCTCGATATCGTCCAGCACTACAAGGTCAGGGCGGTACGGGCCATGACGCAGGCCACGCAGCTTTTTACCGCTGCCTGCAACCTGTACCTTGATATCGTTGCGCGTGACAATTGTTCCAGCTTGCCAGACCCGGCCACCGCCCGCGACTTCGGGAAAGTCCATATCCAGGCGGGGATTAAAGGCCAGCTCGGCTTTGATGGCTTCCAGCATCGGATACGCCTGATCAATCGAGTCCATCACGATAACCAGGTAGTGTTTGAAGCCGCACACAATGTTCCACAGCGAAAACAACTGGGTAACCAGCGTGGATTTCGCCTCACCACGCGGCGCGGCTATCGCGTCATTCTCGCTTTTGGGGCTGGCGACAATCTCAGGCAGTCGCGTAAACAGGTATTTATGCAGCTCACTCTTATCAGCATGGCGGACGTAGTGCGGGAAGTAGTGCTCGACAAAATAGTCGTAACCAGTGACAGGGTCGAATACGCGTGCGCGACGCTCGGCGATTGCTGCCCCAGACGGATCAAAGCCGACGCATTCGGCTTCAATCGTCCGGCGCAGCGTTGCCGCCAGTTCTTCCAGCTCTTTTGCAAAGTCTTTGGCTGTGAGCTTGTTAGATTTACGCGCCATTTAATCCCCGCTTAACGCCGCGTTAATCTCGTTAGTAATGCGCTGTTTCGCAGCATACGGCCGCTCGTTGAGGCCACGATCTAAAACAAGTTTCTCACCGTCAGCCCAAACAAACACATCATCATAAGCACCCACTTCGATGCGGGTGATGCTGCTGGCCATGACGGCATTTTGCTGGTTAATGTTAATGATTTTGTCAGCCATAACGTTTCTCCACCTCTTCCCCAAATCCATCAAGGATGCTGACGAACGCCTCCAGATGTTTTGCATGTTTTTCCCGGATAAAGGTCGACAACAACTGGATGACCTCCAGCGCAACCGATAGCTCGCTGGTTTCCGGTAGAATTTTCTTGCTGGCCGACGTAGCCTTGTTAAACGCATCCGCCAGGCTGGCAAGCAGCTCGACACGCTCACGCGGCGGGATGTCCGCTGCACCGTTCAGCATTTCCAGCGTGGTTTGGTACTGTGTAACCAGCCCGGTGAGCACAGCTCGGCCGATATCTTCCAGACCGCCCCCCGCAATCACATGCGCGGCGCGTAGCTTGTCCCAATCGTCGCCCGCGTCCTGCGCGTCTTTTTTCCAGCGCCGCGCGGTCGCAAAGGCGACACCAGACTGCGCTGATGCAATCTCAAGCGACATCTGGCCGAAAATGTACGCCCGGCGCAGCTTGTCGCGCACTTCCTGCGGATGCGCCATTAGTACCCCAGTCGCGCTTTGATAAGTAAAATGGCCGTTGTGACCAGACCACCGGTTACAGCACCGGCGACACCGCCCGCGATTGCGCCCTGGCGAACGGCAGCGGCTTCGATGCTGTCCATGCGCCGCTCAATGCGGTTTAACTGCCCTGAAATCTCATCAAGCCCGCCAAGTTGCACCGTTGGAACCTGCAACGCGTCCAGCCGTTGCTTAATGCCAGCCAGCGCGACCGAGTCAGCATTGGATACCGCTGCAACGCGACGAACGCGCCGTTTTTGTCTTGCCTTTGCCTTCATTTATCTGCTTTCCTGTCCAGTTTGTTATCGATGCGCTCGATAGAACTTTTCATATCGCGCAATGTATCCATCAGTGATTCGTGATTGCGCAAAGCATCATCCCTGCGCTGATAATCATTTTTTATGCGTTCTACGTCGGCCCGCAGTGATTTCAGCGTTTCGCTCAATCCCCGCACAATCAGCCCAAAAAGTGCAGACACAACAGCCATAGCAACGCCAAGCGTCCATTCCGGTGTCATTTGATCTCCCTGTCGTTATAGAATTTATTAAGTTGCTCAAGCTGGCCGCGCAGCGTCAGACACCACTCTCCGTAATCGGCGCTATGACTGAGGATTCCTGTCGGGGAGAGTCCGCTACTGGCGCTGCGGGCATTGGCTGGATATACAGCAGCTCTGCTGGTGGCTTCGGGCAAATCATCGGCGGGGTAGCCAAGACCGGCGCGGTAGAGCCGCAGGCTGTCAGGGCCAATGCCGGTAAAAGTAGCGCCATCCGTTTTAACAACATCGGGAATTTTCCTTTTTAGCTGGGTTTTAGTCTGGTTAAGCTCGGCTTTGGTTTGCAGCAGCTCGGCAGCCAGTTGATCAGCACGCTGGCGTTGGGCGTCTGCATCGGCTATCGCTTTTTGCAACGCTGCGACATGCTGCTCGGCCGCGATGCGTTTATCCTGCTCGTAAACCGTGATTTGTCCGGTTTTTAGCTTGTTATCTGCTGATAAGTACGTGATGGCTTCTTGTAATTCGGTTTGCTTCGCGTTCTTGCCTGCGATGTGGCCGATGTTGTAGCCGGATGCGGCAACCGCGACGAGAATCAGGATATGCGGCCAATAGGCTCTAAATAGTTTCAGCACAGCTACGGCCTCCCCATGTCAGATAGCGCGGGGCAAGTTGATGCAAAATGCGGTCAGGATAGTGTCGGTTCTCGCGCCAGTTGGCAGCACTGCGCCCAGCATTGACCGTTTCGACGTGATCGAACCAGCGCAAGCGATCTAACCCGCGCTGTGTTGCGAGGCGCTGATCGCGTTGCACCCAGCCCAAGCCGCCGTTGTAGGACGACATGGTCATTGCCATGCGTTCGCAGTCGTTACGGGCGCTAACGCGCTCCCACAGCCAACGGTCATAGCTCGTCAATGCACGGATAGACCAGGCGGGATTAAACGGTTGATTGGTTTTTAGTTCCGGCATGATGCGACTGAACCAGTCAGCAGTAGAGGGCATAAACTGCGCCAGCCCTTGTGCGCCTACGGGAGAGACAGCGCGAGGGTTCCAGCCGCTTTCCTGGTGCAACTGAGCGGCAAAATCAGCAACCGGAGCATTGATCCCCCAATCCAGCCGTGCGCTGCGGATCACATCATTGCGGTACTGTTGAGCGGCGGCTGGAGGCTGTGCGGCGTGGGCATGGCCGAAAATACTGCCAGCCCACAGCAGCAACACGGCTAACCATCGCACACGGGTGATTTTCGGCCAGTCCATGATTACAGCCCCATCGCCACAGCCAAGCAGACGGCAGCAACGATAATTGCCCGCCGAATGAGTGCGGCGGCAAAGACCTGCTCGCAACCTGATTTAACCGGATAGATACCGGTTTTCATCAAGTCAGGTGAGTGCTCCAGATACTGTGCTAAGCCAGCTTTCGGAAACAGCGAACGATCCAGCCAATACCCCAGCACAGCGGCTAATGTGATGAGTGAGATTTTGTAAATGACAACGGGAAGCTGCTGTGGTGAAACCAGACCGATGAGCACCAACAGCAGAACAGCCGTCAACTGCCAACCAAGCAGGCGTTTAAAACGGGCAATGCGAAAGATTTTGTTATTGAAAATGTTCATGAAACCACCTCGTTATGTGAGGTGGTCAGTATTCAATTATGCGGGGAGGTGAATAAGAGGAAGGGGTTCAGTGGCTAGTTAGTAAACTGTACAACAAACTGATCTTTTGAGTCGCTATACCAGCTTACCGTATATGAAAAAACTCTATCAGACATCGTTAGATTACAGTTCCGTACTTCAGCCACTCTGTCATAACTAACCTGAGCTGGTGCGGCATATTTGGCACCATCTAGTAGTTTAGTGAGAACCACTGCGACATCCTGAGAGTCGCAAGATGGTAAATCGCCCTTTAAAAATCCCCACACAGGGGCAATAAACGCCACAATGAACATTAAAAAATACGCACCGCCAGGGGTTATCTGACGCTGGCTATTATTGTGTGCTAGGGCATATGTCTTGGCTGAGCCGATGATTTTTTTTCTTTTAAACAAGTAAAGAGGAATGACAATGATGAAAATGAACGCTGAACCAATGCCCCAGCGTATTGGATTGGCTATTTCATTACTGACTGCATCTCTATATATAGCTACAGAAGCACCGAAAATAATTAGCCCTATCAAAAATTCCATTTTATCTACCTTTAAAAAAGTGATTGCTGTGAATGCGTTATTGCGTTTTTACTCTCGCGCACAAGTTCCCATGCGAATCGGTCAGAGAATCCATAGACCGGGCAAAGCTGCATCATTGCCATGTTACCCGATGTGCCACTTTCGCGCAGCGCAGCGAATTCTGAGAGAAAGCGCTGATTGCGTAATTCACGCAACGCTCGGTCACAGCGCGGCAGGTACAACGTGCTGCCGCCGAATACTTTAACTAATTGCGCGGCATTATCGGCGCCGATGGTTTCGCGTAGCAACTCTGCGCGACGTGCTCCGAGTGCGCGCAGCCCTTTCCCAATAGGGAACGTTGTACCACCGAATTTATCCAGCAAACGAGCGGTCGCAGGAAAACCGATGAGGTCAGCGATTTGCAAAACGACTTCGGGCAACAGCCCCGCGACACGCTCCAGTTCCATAATTATTCCTCGGCAGCTTTTTTGCGACGTTTGGCGTCGATGATCAACGCCTGCATGAGTTTTGTTAATTGCTGTATATCCAGCCAGTCAACGTATCGTACACCAAACATGTTCTTCGCCATAGTCTCCGCATACTGCCACGGCCGCTGCGCATCAGCTAGCAGCGCCTCAACCTTGCTAAGTACAGATTTCTTACTGGTGGGAACACTGGGTTTGCGGCCGTGATTTTTCGTCTTACGCGGCCATCCCTGCTTGTGCATGTACTCTTTCACTTTTTCCAGTTCTGTGATTGTGCAGAGGGTAGACGAGGACTTTCCCGTTAGCCGAGCTAGCACGCTGCGGTATGTCGCATCGTCCCAGCCGAGCGCGGATTGACCCGACTTGATTGCGCCAATCATGCGGCGTTGCTGAATGTTCATAGCTGTTGCTCCCCATATTCTTCATCACCCAATTGAGCGTGACCGGTCACATCAGTTAAATTCATTGAGCGGGAATCTCGCATAAACCAACACGCAGACTCACCACGAAACAGACCGCCGCAACCTGCTGGCAGTGTTTCATTGCAACGTTCACAGGTTCCCAGCGCGAACTCCTGTCGCGCCAGACGCTCGTTATCGCACAGTATCAGCAGAGAAATATAATCAGCTTTGCTGTACGGTTCCCGACCTGGATTGCGGCGCTGGCAGTTCTCGTCCAGCATCTGCAATTCGCGGTCAGATAACACAAGCTCAAGCCGATTTTGCCCGAACTCGTTAGCCTGCCTTGCTCGCTGGCGACGCTTACGCGCCGCTGCCTGCTGCTTTTGGTTAAGGTTGGTCACTGTCTGCCTCCGATTTACGCAGCCAGACCAACCCGTCAGCTTTTTTGAACTGACGGATCAAGCTGGTGGAGGTGGCAAAGTACGGCAACCGAAAGCTAATTGAGTCATAGAGTTTGGGGAAAAATTCTTTGGCTTTGCGCTTTCCAAAAGTCTTTTCGATTTCCGCTGCTCGTTTCGCTGAGTAAAGGCGCTTTTTCTTTTCACACCAAAACAGGCGTGTGATAGGGTTGTAAATCTCGCTGGTTTCCACTCCCCACCCGGTGAGAATTCTCCCATCGAAATAGACCAACAGAACCGTCTTACTCTCGCCATCACGTTGACGCGATATAGTAATTACCGTGTTTTGATAATTGAACTGAACGTAGCAAAAGTAGCTTTTCAGCTCTTCTGCAATCAACGCCCATTGCTCTTTGGTGATGGTATTGCCGCTATTGTTCGTGGTTGGTTGGCGGCGCTTACGCGCCGCTGTTTGTTGCTGGGAGTTATTCATATCGAATTCCCTTTATCTCCATAGTGCTCGTTTCTCATATGGCGAAAAGCTTCCCGACTTTCCTCCAGGGATTCAGGGGAATATTGAATGTTAGCGGACGCCTCAACAGAGGCGAAATTACCCGTAAGCATCATATCTTTGGTATTGGTATAAACACCGCTCCGGTCTACTGCATCACGCCAGGCGCTACACGCGTCATTACCGATGCCGTAAACATGCCCCAGCGATGACACGATGATATATAGGCTTTCGATTTTTGCGCGTTTCATTCTGTCAGCGCCTCCAGCCGTTGCTCTGTAGTAGCATCAATCTGCGCGGCTAGACCTATGCGCAGAAAATATTCAGAGAGTTTAAACAGTGCGCCTGCGGCGGTTTCTGTATCCGGGAACTCATCAAGGGTGATTGCGACCTGCCAGCGCCCGCAATGCGCAGTCAGCGTGACATCTTGCTCAAGAGCCTGATCACCCTGTGTGTGGTGCAGGGTTAGCGCGAGTGTTTCGGTATCACCATCACACTCATATCGATTGATGAAACAGCCTACAGACTGATTGCCAACATGGCCGAGAGCCTTTTGGTCAGGGTTAGGGCTTTGCTTGCGCAGCTCAAGCAGCTCGTCACGACAATTAGCCAGCATATCCAGAAACCGATCCCCCAAATCGGGGTTATGGGCAATAAAACCATCAAGCAAATGTAAATCAGCGCGAACATTACTCATGACACTCTCCAGAATTTTTTATGACGTTCAATGGCCTGTTTCATTTCCCGCAGCACAGCAGGCTTGTAAATGCGATTGCCGCGTGCGTCGTAAAACTCAAGGCGCGATTTTCCCGGCAACGCAGGATGCTCTTTTACCAACGAGCCGTCGTTAAAGTGATAAAGGCGCTTTGCGCCGTTCTCCAGATATTCGCAGTTGTTAACGGTCGCCATATCACGCCCCACTGACAGCGCAACGGCTGCACAAATCATCTTCAACCCAACAACACCCGGATTCACACCCGCGCTCGAACGTGCAGCCACACACGCGGCAGGACTGGGCGGGGTCAGGGGAAATAATGAAATGGCCTTTTTCATTAAAAGAAGCTGGCTTTACTTGCGTAACAACCAGCTTTTGCAGATTGCCGAATAGCTTTTTACCGACACTGTTTACAGCCACGTCAGCACTGTATGTGCATGATGCAGTTTTGCCGTTTGCCCTGGCGAAATACGCGCCGCTGGTATATCTAACGGAAACATCAATTGAGACAGACATAGTTCAATTCTCCTGATTTTGGCGTAAGCCAGCCCTGGCGGGTTTACGCCATGTTTAAAGATGTTTTAATTTCGGTTTAAATCAGCTTGCGGGTTTTAACGTATTAATCCGAACGAAATAAGGAGCCTTATTTATTTCAACAATTGCCCCGCAATTATAATCACTGGCAATATCGACAGTCTTAACCAGTCTGCTGCCATGCAGGCTGCGGGCGGAATGCACAAATATCGACCCCACTTTATGCTTTTTATTAAACTCGCCAGCGTTCACATCACACCCCCGCGATATCTAATGAAATAGGCTGGAACTGGTCAGAATCGCCGACACGCTTGTAAACGCGGATATAAGAGCGGCTACCGACAACTTGCACAGCCTCGCTAATCGCATCCATCGCCTTTTGCCAACGCGGGTCTTCAATGTTATGGCGACGTAATGCCAACACCGCGCCCGTATTGACCTCACCTTCTTTTTCCGTCTGAAATGCTCGGCTAATAATGGCGTGCAGTTCTGGCCGCGCCCCTTCAACCCATTCAGACAAACACTCGTCAATCAATGCCTTCGCCGCCTGCAAGCGTTCATCAAACGCAATGCGGTCTTGCATAGCCCGCTGGATTTTGTAGCGGCCATCGTAGCTAGGCAGCGTTACGTTACCTTTTTTTCCGCCCAAACTGACGCCGTACTCATCCCCGGATAGAGCAACGAACGCCGCGATATCGGCAAAACCCATTGCCTTAAAATCAGCGAGGGCTTTATTGACGGCCAATGCACGGCCAACTATTTCCTCAACTAACCCATCGCGTGCCATATCAATCGGTTTAATCAGATGCTCTGGCGTTAATACGCCCTTAGCATCAACCCAGTACCCCTCCGGGGCTGCGGTTTCGGTGAATTGTTTGTTTTTAATGGACATTGACTTTCCCCTTACGTGACTTAGATTTTTTTACTACCGTTTCAACTTTCGCCATTACATGCCCGACTAAGCCTGCTCCAACTTTTTCAGCGGCACGCTGTGCCAGTTCGCTATCGCCAGGCTCAGGCACTACTTTGCAATCAACCGCCAGCCCGTTCGGACGGTCATGAAAATACACAATGACTTTCGCCATTAACTACCTCCAGATAATGTGAGCGCCACGCCAGCGCGTCATTTTTACAATTTGCTGCACACCGTTACGGGTTTCGGTAATATCCACCGCGCAGGCCTCCCATGCTTTAAACGGGCGATCAACTTCAATAACAGGACGTTTAAAATTTAAATTCACATTGACGACGTTAATACCGGAACGAATTAAGCGATTAATTGGTTTCATTAATTCGGGATTATTAATTGGCAATTTGCACATCATTAATACCTCGTTAATTAACTAATCAGCATTTCTGCAAATTTGCGTACCGCGCCCGCGCTAATAGCATTGCCGCTAATATCGCTATGACGACTGACACCGCGCACCAACTTAAACAGGCGTCGTGCATTGCCACGACAGGCTTTAAACAGCGCACCCGCTATGTCGGCGTTCTGCGCATCAGGCAGCATATGGGTAGCGATAATGTTGATATCGTCCTCTGGCAACACATCACCGATGAACAGCGCAAAGCCGACGCGGCTATATAACTGTCGGTATTCACCGCGCTTGCCTTTCAGGTTGATAATCAGACGCGGCATTCCCGCTAATACCAACCCGATCCCCGCCTTATCGTGAATACGACGCAGCGTTTCAAGGGCGCGGTAGGGGAGGTTTTCCGCTTCATCGATCATCACAATGCGACCCGACTCACGCAGTGCCGAAATACACGCTTCGCTCAGTTCGTGCATGTTGCCGCGCTTGCTGAGGCCTAAACGGCTGCACAGTTCTTCCAACACTACACGGGCGGTATAGCCGGGATCGGCCTCAATCAGGATCGCGTCACGATGACGTGCAGCGTATTCCCGTAACATCATGGTTTTACCCAGCCCAGCTTCGCCGTAGATGACATTGATATCGCCGTCCAGATGCGCCATGCGGATCACTTCAATACCGCGTGCAGACGTCATCGTTTTGACGTATTCCGCCGTAATGCGCTGACCTTTGTCCTTCTCACGCTCACGCGCAATGAATCCCTCGATCAGTTCATTAATACCATCTACATCACCGTTGTATTTGCCCTGCAAATACTGGTTAATGACCGCAGGACTCTTACCGATAGCACGTGCCGCTTGCGCCTGCGACCAGCCTTTACTGGTAATCAATTCGTTTAATTCAGCTTGTAAACTCATATCAACCTCTCTGTATTTACCGCTGCGCGGCTTTCTTTCTTAAATATTCGTCGCGGTCGGTTTGCAGGAAGAAATACGGTTCGTCTTCCGGCTCCGGTCGCTCTGCTGGGATGAAACTGCCAAAATCAAATGTCTCGCCAGGCAACGCCGGATTAAGCTCGGCGTTGATTTCCTCAGCTTTCTTGTTATTCAGCGCCATACGGCGGCTGTGGCGGTCTTTGCGAACCTTATCGATGTAATCGATAGGGAACGCGGCGCGGGTATTGCCGTTCACTATCGCAGTACAAACAAATGATCCGTCGAGGCGACGAACGGTAACGCTGCTGGCGTCGTGAATATCGAACGCAACGAGAACCTCGTCGCCATTAAGCAAACCCAACTCTTCGGCAAAATACTGATTGTTGAAAATGGACAACCAGCCGCGCTGCGCGGTGCGCTTAACCTGCGGCCGGAACATTTCGCGCAGCTCTGCGTCAGACAAGCGATCAATCTCAGCGTCGGCCAGTAGCTCGGCGCGATACTCCGCAGGCGTGTAATGCCCGCCCGCTGCACGCAGTGGTAACTCGCTATGCCGGTGTTGTGTGTTGTACGCTGCGATTTCATCTTCAATCGCATCAATCAACTGATTCCAACTAGGTAATTTGGCAATCGCAGACTGCTGCACAGGATTTAGCGATTTATTCTGATTCAGGGCATTCACCGCGGAGTCAATCGCACGGCTGGTAATACGTGCGGTTTCTTTATCCGCCGATTTACCGTTATAGGTGGCGAACTTACGGGCGATACGTGCCGGAATTTCCCTATTCAGACGTTCGATGATGCCGCGTGCCTGTGGGTTCCCTGGAATGCCGGTGGGATGTTCAATGCCGAGGCGCGGCAGGATACCGGTGATATCCGCATCCAGCATTTTTCCGGTTTCTCCCGCCCCGTTATCGGAGTAGTACAGCAATGGAACGCCGTGCCGCTCGATGCCGTGACGCAGCGCATCGGCAACCGCGAGCGTGTTTTCTGACAGCGCCAGACTCCAGCCGACGACGTAACGGGTGCGACCATCGATAACCAGCGTCAGTTCTGGCGTAAACGGGCGGCCGTGGTCAGGGTGAGCAACTTTCATCTTCATGCTGTGACCGTCACCAATCCAGACGCCGTTAACTGGCATTACCGACCAGTCGCGCTTAACGTAGGTCTGCAATGCCGTCATGGCAGAGCCAGTGACGCGGCCGCGTTGACGAACGATGCGAGGCATCTTGTCTAATGCGCGATAAACTGCGTGAACAGAAGGAACCGCATCACGCATCGCAGGCTGATCGGCATAGCGTTGATGCCACTCGGCACAGAACCCCTGATAAGCCTCTGCAACTGACGGGCCGTTAGGATTACGGTAGTGCGCCATAAACATAGGAACCCACGCCAATTGTTCCGGCCGCTTCGCTTTTTTATGACCGGGCGCTAAAAGGGCGAGGCGTTCCGCGCTGTTTTTCGCTCTCAGATAGTCAACAACCCACTGATTCAACGCACGCACACTGACGCCGACACGCTGGCCGCGACGCGCATTAGCAAGGTCAACATACCCGTGCAGGTGTGCAGGCAGATCGCCGGAGCGTGACCGGTCACAGATAAAGTTAATCGCCTTGATACGTGATAATCCGGTATCTTCAAGGCGCAGCACCTCGACAACCAGCACCATGCGAGCGTCGGCAATATCGCGTTGTTTTTGCGTCAGCTCTGCGGTTTTCTGGTCGAGCACAGCAGGGCATTGGCGCACGATTTCGAGCAACTGGCTGGATGACGCCGTGGTTTTTGCAACAGCAGGAGCGTTAACCGGCTGTTGCAGCACAGTGTTGTAGTAATGCTCACGGATCTTGTTTTGGATATCAGATGACATTGACTCCAATGAATACTCGTAACCACCACCTTGTCCGACACGCGGACGGGATAACCACCCTGAATTTTTTGCTCTAGCTGTGATACCAGGTCTAGTTCCAGGGATACCCGGTAAACGCATATCGGCAATTTCTTGAGCCGTATAGTGTGATTTCAGGTTAGTCCTACTCATATTTGCTAGTTCCATTGACCTGGAAATGATTTATGATACCGAGTCGGCCATATTTTCTCTGGCGGGATTCCAATTGCATCAGCAATGATGCGCTCAGCTTTAGGCCAGGGACGATCAAGGGCATTTTTTAAAGCGCCAGCGCTCTTATAGCCGTGATGTAGTGACAATTGACGTAGTGACCATCCTTGCTTATGCAACGCTGCGACAATGTCAGCTCGGTGCCAGTCAGAATTAGTCTGACTTTTTTTTGCGCCGTTTAATGTACTCAT